CAATTATAAGAGGAACTTTAAAACGCGATGTCGTGCTTGATAAATACGGAAGAATAGAGGAAGCGCAGGGCGGTGAATGTATTATATTTCCTTCGCAAGAATTGCGTGACTGGAATAAGTTCTTCAAGCATGGTGATGTCGTTATCAACCAAAAAGACGGCAGTATGTTTGTCTTTGATTGCTGGGCAAAAGGCGATTTTACAGAAATGAGCATAATTGACTACTTCGACAAGCCAAGTTCGTTTGGCGGAAAAGAGTTTAAGATAAAACATTTGACTGTTAAAACGAAAGATTATCAGAAAGCCGATGAAGAACATCGTGAATGGTTCTTTGACTTGATGGAAAATTCTTACACCTTTGTCGTTGACTGCGGTAGAATGACGGCGGTGGAGAAAAAAGCGCCAGACTTTAAGCCGTATGACAGAGTCCTCGTACGCAACAGGAAGCAGAGCTGGAAGATAGATTTGTTTTCCCATTATGAGCAATTTGGCAGCTTTCACTATAGAACCCTTGGAGGATATTACGAATATTGCATACCGTTCAAGGGAAATGAACATCTTGTCGGTAAAGAAGTCAAAGATGAGGAGGAATGAAATGATAAACATTAGAGATATAAGAATTGGTGATATTATCACCAAGGAAAACAAGTACGAAGACTATAAATACTCTATTGTTGAAGGTATTGACAACATTAGCGGTACGATTCGTCATAGAGAGGTATATGAAGATGGAGGTAGGCAGATGGCAATATCTTCATACGAAGATATGTTGCCGTTTCCGCTATCAGAAAAACTACTGAAAGCAAACGGATGGCAGAAGTCATCCGTGAATGGAGAAAGCGTACTCTTTGCAGATTTTGAGCCTATAAGTATCGGACTTAGACCTTCTGCGCTATTTTATGAAGCGTTCTGCCCGATATTGTTTCCAGATAGTTCAAAAAGAATGCGCGATGCGATGTTCATGTACGAAATCGATTCCGTGCATGAACTGCAAGCACTGCTTGATATGTGGAAGATAAGAGATATATTGAGAACAAGAGTAAAAATCAAACCCTAACCATCATGGATATTACAGATTACAAGAACCTCTACAGGGCCGCGAGAAAGTTAGATGAAGCTGTTGATAAGAATAGCCCAAAATATCGCTCTGTAAAATATAAGTCCAATTATTACGGATTCAACAATACAGAAGTCAACGCCAATTGTATGCACCCTTTCACCATTCAACTGAAATCTTATCTTGTATTGAATAGGGACAACGAGCAGGGAGAACCAATCAAAGAAGAATGGTTGAGGTTTAAAGATGATTCGCTGGTGGAAGAGTTTATGGTCAAGGCGATTGACTGCCACAAGGAGGAGATTCTAAAGACTACTTCACGATTAATCAAGCAGTATTTGGAAGAGAATATTGATTTGGTTAAGAAGGAGAGGGAGCGATTGTCTAATATCGAAATGTTCGTTGAGACTGGTTTACAAAAAGACTGTCAATAACTTTGATATATTGTATCTAATTATTATATTTGCGTATTAATTAGATATTTAGCAAATGGCGTTGACAACCAACAAATACAGAAACAAGAAGATAAAGAATGCGTATGGTACTTTTGATTCAATGAAGGAGTACAGACGCTTTCTTTATCTCTCTGCGGCTCAAAAGAAAGGCATAATAAGCGAATTGACAAGACAAAAGAAATTTACTCTTATTCCCTCGCAAAGAGATGTATATGGAAGGGTTGTTGAGCGTGAATGTTCTTATAGGGCAGACTTCTGTTATCGAAAAGATGGCAAGTTAATCGTTGAAGATGTGAAGAGTGAGATTACGCGAAAAAATCACGAATACATCATCAAACGAAAACTTATGCTGTATATCATGAAAATTAAAATAAATGAGGTATGAACGAAGATTTTGACATAAAAGGCGATTTAAATTTCGGCGATGTTGGTTTTGATATTGGCGACATAGATTCCAGCTTGTTTGAAGTGGATTTTGACGGAGGCGACCAAATCGAAACGCGATATGTCAGGCCAACGCTTAAACCGATAAAAGAAAGCCAAATTCTCTATAGCAATGCTGAAAAACTGGCAAAGAAAATTGATGTTAGCAAGGGCTTTCGCTATGATGCTTTTATTAGCGGAAATTTCATTTTTGGAGATTTTATTGAAGCGTTCCTAACAAACAAAGAAATAATAGCTAAGAAAATGATTGTTTCCACCTTGTCTTTAAGTCAAAATAATATTGACAGCTTTAAGAATCTTCTGGAATATGGATGGTGTGAAGACTTGTCTTTGATTGTTAGTGCATATTTCTACTCAAATGAAATACGTGTTTTGATTCCTTACATTTATAGAAATCTTGATATTGATAATAAATTCCAGCTTTCTGTTGCTGGCGTTCACACAAAGACTTGTCAGATTCTGACAGAAGATGGAAGAAAAATCGTCATTCATGGAAGTGCAAATCTGCGTTCCTCAGCTAACGTGGAACAAATTACAATTGAAGAAAATAAACAGCTGTATGATTTTTACGATGAGTTTTACAGCAAGATTATCGATGAATACTCAACGATAAGAAAACCAATAAGAGGAAATAAATTGTGGAATGTTGTAAACAAATAGGCTTATGGCAAGTGGTAGTGAAAAGAAAAAGGACAAAACAAAGACGAAACATTGCACGTTTTCAACTCTAAGGGCGATATTGTTTCTTCAATAGGTGGCAAGGGCGCACAGGTGAAATTTGACCCTAAAAAGATACCAATAAATAGTATATTAACCCACAATCACCCTCGTTCACTTGGCGAAAGAGGTATTAGACGTATTGGCAACTCGTTTTCAAGTCATGATATAAGGTCTGCCATTATGGTAAATGCAAAAGAAATGCGAGCAGTAACCCCAACATATACATTTTCGATAAAACGCCCAAAGGGAGGTTGGGGTGTGTCGGCAGATAAAGCAACAAGGGCATTTGAGTATGCGAATATGAAAGTAATGAAACAAATGGACAAATACCTCGACCAAACAAAATGGAATGAAAGTAGCATTGCAAGAGCAGACGTAACACGTCTCCACAAGGTTATGAAAATACTTGCCAAGAAATACGGTTGGGATTATAGTAAAAAGAATAACTAATTATATAACTTTGCAACATGGAAGATAAAATAAAGCAAATGTTGGATGATTACGGTTTGACCGAAAGCCAACTCACATGTGAGGAACTTGATAAACTCAAAGAGGAAATCAAGGCAAAAGAACAGGGAATGTGTATACTTGACAGCGTACTTGATAATCCCTCATTGTATTATCGTCAAAAAAATAAACCTCTATGTGAAGAAGCAGCAGAAGATTTCAAACAAAACGCCTAAGCCAAAGACACTTTTCGCTAACAAACCGAACAGCACGAAAAATTAAAATTTTCAGCACGAACGCACAAAAAAATGGCAGCAAAAGACATAGAGAAATATCAGTTTAAAAAAGGACAGAGCGGAAATCCGAAGGGGAGGCCACCTAACAGAGTTCCAAAACAACTTGAAAATATATTTGGATCTAAGGTGAAGGCGAGGGAATTTTTTAACCTGTCAAATATAGAAATAGACGAATGGGAAAAGGCCGTTTTGTCACTGGCAGCGCCTCAGTTAAGTAAATTGGCAAAATGGGAGGACGCGCCAATGTATCCGAGAAATTTAGCAATCGCAATCATTTCGGACATAAAGAACGGAGTAACCAAAACTATTGACAAGCTAAGAGACAGACAATTTGGCGAGAGTAAGAAACAGATTGACATAACGACAAATGGCTCAGATATAAACAAGGAGGCGTTTGTTTTGAATTTCGTTTCTAACCCTGATGACTTCAAAAAGATTCAAGAAGAAGTGCAATCGGAGAAGGAGCGAAAAGAAAAAGAGCAACAAGAGCAAGAGACTGGCAACGATGAGTAATAATGTTTATGTAACAAAGAACTATGCGAGATTAAAAATTGCAAAAGAGCAGGGATTTACAACCGTCTCTCTGCAAGGCTCTTCACGTTCAGCAAAAACTTATTCCATCGTTCAATATCTCTGCATTTATTGTTCGTTGCACCCAAGAACAACCGTTTCAATTGTTCGCGCTGGCCTTCCGTCATTAAAACGTTCTGTCTACAGAGATTTCAAAGAAATAATGCTATCGTTGAACATTTGGAACGATAAACAGATGAACAAATCCGATTTGATTTACACGTTTCCAAATGGCTCAACGATAGAATTTTTTTCAACAGATAACGAGCAAAAAATTAGAGGTTCAAAGAGAATGATTCTTTTCGTCAATGAAGCAAATGAATTAGATTTCTTGCAATGGCAGCAGCTTCAAATGAGAACCACTGATTTTTCAATTATTGACTACAATCCTTCATTTACAGATGACCATTGGATTTGCGAAATTAACCAAGAGCCATCAACATATTGGTTTATTTCAACATATAAAGATAATCCATTCTTGGAGGATAAGGTTATCCAAGAGATAGAGAGTCTAAAAAACAAGAACCCTTCACTCTGGAGAATCTATGGTTTAGGCTTGCAAGCGATAGTTGAAGGCTTGATTTTTGAAAATGTAGTAGAATTAAAGAATGATTTTATACCATTCGAGAAAAGAAAACACCATTATCGGGGAATGGACTTCGGTTACACGAACGACCCAACGGCGATTATAGACGTGTACATTTGTGGCGATGAGCTATGGCTGGATGAGATTAGCTATAAGACAAAGATGCTGTCATCTGACATAATCAAGGAAATCAAGAATGCCAATAATCGCGACAGGTCGAATGTTGAAATAATTTCTGAAAGCGCAGATCCGAGATTAATAGACGAATTAAATAACGCTGGGCTTGATGTAAAACCTGTAAGAAAATATGCTGGTTCAATTATTGCTGGTATAAACAAGATGCAGACAATGAAAACTTTTATCACAAACCGCAGCGTGAATTTAAAGAAGGAGTACAAGAATTACACATACAGGCAAAATAAAGATGGGAAATGGCTTAATGAGCCAATAGATTCATTTAACCACGGCATAGATGCCGTCCGTTATGTCGTTCTTGAAAAGCTGTTAGGAAAAGACGAAAATTCATTTAATGCCCAAGACTTTTTAAATATCATATAAAAATGAAGACCATACAAGAAATTTTGTCAGTCGGAGACCCCTACGAGATTTACTCCCTACTGACAGCGAGAAAGAAGCCACTTGAAAAACCGCTGGAGGTTACAGAAAAAGAGTATAACCCTAAATGTCATTTGATTTTTGACACGCAATACCGAAAAGACAAAATAGTTAAAACTCCGACAGATAAAAAAGACGAAAACGGAAATATCGTCTATAAGACCGAAGTGAGACACCGTTGCCGTGTTGCTGTTCCTTGTCAAAGAGTGATAATTGAAAGAAGTGTAGGCTTTCTTTTCACGATTCCTGTTACATACAGCATTAAGGGTGAAGCCGATGAAATGCAAGCAAAATTATTTAACGAGGTATTGAATATCCTTGAAGATAACAAAGAAGAGTATTTCAACAAGAAATTGTCGAGGTGCTTGTTTCGTGCTTGTGAATGTGCAGAGCTTTGGTATATCGCAACAAATGAAGACAACGAAAAGGAAATGCGCGTGAAATTGCTTTCTCCGTTGTATGGTGATAAATTGTACCCTCATTTCGACAACTATGACAAGATGGACGGATTTGCACGTGAATATGTCCTTAAAGATGAAACAGGAGCGCAGACGCATTGCTTTGATGTTTATACTTCATCCACGCTTTACAAATTTGCAAGCGATGAAAGTGAAGCAGGATTAACATTGCGCAGCGCAAAGCCTCACGGATTTACAAAAATTCCTATTGTCTATTATAGACAGGAGGAAACAGAATGGGAGGTAGTCCAAAAAACCATTGAACGATTAGAAAATAGTATTTCGGACTGGGGCGACACAAACGACTACTTTGGGTCACCGACATATTTCTTCAAAGGACGAATGAAGGGATTCGCCGACAAGGGAGAAGTCGGAAGAGTTTACCAAGGAGATAATGAAACAGACATGAAGGTTGTTTCTTGGGATAGCGCACCAGAGAGTAGGAGAATGGAAATAGCCAATTTGACAAACATCATTTTCAGCTATACGCAGACACCCGACATCTCCTTTGAGAACATGAAGACACTTGGCAACAATACTAGTGGTGCAGCAATCAGACTGATGTTTACCGACCCTCATTTAAAGGCTGGGCAGAAAATTGAAACCTTCGGTGAGATGTTTACAAGGCGCTTCAATATTATCAAAAACGGATATTCAACGAGCATAAAAGCGATGCCAAAGAATGAGGTTGACAGGTTGAGAGTGAAGCCGAGATTTACGCCGTACATTCCAAAGAATGATGCTGAGACATTACAATTAATAAACAGCTCTACAGGTGGAAAGGCTACAATGTCGCAGAAGGAAGGCATAAGACAAAATCCGCTTGTTTCAAATCCAGAAGAAATTTTGAAGCAAATCAAGCAAGAAAATATAGAAGAAAACAAACAAAATACATTTGGCAGTTATGAATAAAAACGAAGAAAAAAGCACAGCAGGCGCAATAACAGAGAGACCAATTTTTGTTTTTATCGGTATGATTCCATTTTTGGTTAGACCGATGACTTTGGCGCAGATATGGCAAATCGGTGAAAAGATTGGTGATATTGAAGAAATAAATATTGAAGGAGAATTTAATCCATATCAGAAAGTTTTCTCAATGTTCAAGGACGTAAAAAACGCAAATGAAATCACACCAATTATTGTTTTCCGTTCCAGACTGATGAGAAAGATATTTGGCAGATTCATCCGCAAACGCATGACGATGAAGAAGTACAATGAGCTGTTGCAATATGCTTCACTCTCGTTTGATGCAAGTTTTTTTTTACAAAGTATAACTTTCCTAAAAGGGTGCAGTCAGACGACAACGAATACGAAAGAAGCGATAGCCCGTGGGGATTGATTGGCGGTGTAATGAAGTACTTTAGGATGTCGTATAATGAAGTCGTTTTCAAGCGAAGCTACATCAACATTCTTTTACTCAACAGGGCGATTCCAGGTATAAAACCATTTGATGAAGAAGAAGGCGAAAATCCTTGCAAGAACCAACCTACAAGCAAAGGAGGAAAGAAAGTTTTGCAGACAGCCAACCAAATCAAGGACAATTGCAATAATTTTTTCATGAATTTAATGAACTAAAACAATGGCAGAAAATAATGACGTACTTAGCGTATCAGCGGTAATCAACGGAAAAGATATAGAGACGGGAGCGAATGAATTTGTCGCCAAAATTCGTGAAATGCAATCTGCATCCGAAAAGGCGACAAACGAAATGGCAGATGGCTTTCAATTTGTGAAGAAAGTCGTTGAAGAACTTGCTGCCGTTATTGATGCAAGCGGCCAAAAGTTGAGTGCTCTTTCTTCATCTATCGGTGTCGGGAATACCAGTGGGCAATTTAACGAATTGCAAGAGAAAGTTAATTCGCTGCTTAGCAAGAATACAGAACTAAAGGCGAAGCTGGAGGAGGTTACAAGAGGGCTTAATACGCAAGGCGAGGCCGCACAACGAACGAAAACAGAATTTGATAATCTTGGAAATGCTACAACCAAGGCAGGAACATCTTCTGCTTTTAAGGAAGCGCAGGAAGATGTCAAGGCTTACGAATCAATTCTTAAACGACTGAATACTCAATTAGAATCACTCTATGAAAAAGAGGAGCGTCTCAAAAAGGCGCGTTCAAGAATTGAAGATACTAAGCCATCAACCGCAGCAGGTCAGCAGTCAAAAGAAAGAAGGCTGGAGTACAATTCGGAAGACCTTATAGAAACGAGGGACAAGATAAAAAACATAAGCAATGCGATTGCCGAAACAAGCGCAAATTTGGAGCAAAGCAAACAACGGATGGCTCAGCTTGCAAACGAAGCAGGCAACGCATCATCCAAGACGACCGCCCTACGCACACAATTGCGCAACGCAAGGCAGGCCGTTGCAGAGCTTATTTTGTCGGGAAAACAAAACACGGCTGAATTTGGTAGAGCTGTCAATGAAGCCAACAAATTGCAAGCAGCTTTCAACAAGGTTAGTTTTGCCGTTTCGGGAAAAAGCCTTGCATCAAACTCCTTTGGTATGCTTGCCACTGGTATTCAAGGCGTGACAGGAGCGATGACAACGTACATGGGCGTTGCTGGATTATTTACAAAAGACCAAAAGAAACTCATGGAGATACAAACGAAGCTACAGGCCGTAATGAGTATTTCTATGGGTGTTCAGCAAACGTTAGGTGCTGCCGTTAAGATTTCAACGATGTGGGATGCGCTGAAAGCATCCGCTTTAGCAGCCGTTAATGCAGAACTGGCCAAGAATACCGCCGCGACTGCCGCGCAAACTGCGGCTCAATCTGTTGAGACGGCCGCAACTGTTGCTCAGACTGGCGCAACATGGGGCTTTGTTACCGCATTAAAGGCTGTCAAACTCGCCATCAAGTCAATTGCTGTAATCGGTTGGGTGTTGGCCGCAATTAGCGCTGTCGTTGATGCGGCTACATATATCTATAACAAGATGACCGAATTAACAGATGAAGAAAAGACGATGAAAAAGGTGGCAGAGGATAACGCGAGGGCGCAAGAAGCTCTACGTAATGAATATGCCAATAGCGATAAGGAGATTGCCAAAAATATCGTGACCTTTGAAACATTGAAGAATAAATATGAGAAAGTCAAAGGAAAATCCAAGGAATTAGATAAGTTCCTAAAAGATAACAAAAGCCAATTTGACGGATTAGGCGTATCAATCAAAAATGCTGCCGATGCAGAAAACCTCTTCAATAAAGGTTCTGATAAGTTTATTGAATCTATGAAGATAAGAATCAAGGCAACGGCATTGTTTAATATTGCTGTGCAATCGCTTCAAGAGGCACTTATCCATGACCGCAATAGCAAAGGCTGGGAGCATCGTTTGTATAATTATCAAAATTATAAAGACCTCACAACTGGCAAGAAGACTGACTGGAAAAAATCAGACACAGAGGTAGCCGAAGAAGCACGCAACGCGATGAATGGAGAGGCCGCGTTGAGAGATGCCGCAATGGGGCGATATAAGGGCTTCATGCAAGATTATAAAAAACTGATTGAAGATGCTGAGAAGTTATTCAATGAAGGGGGCTTCAATAAAAACGGTGAAGGTGAAGGTGAAAGTGAAAGTGATGGAGATAATAATAAAGATACAGGGAAATCCGCCGCTGAAAGACTTGCCGAAATCCGTCAGAAAATCAGCGAATATCTTGAAGACATCGAGAACAAGCATAACGACAAACTGAAGGAAATCTATAATCTAAGAAACGAACTTATCACAAATGAAGGAGAAAAAGAGCTGGATAGCATTAAACGTCAGCGAGACCAGCAAATGGCAGAAAACGACAAATGGTTACAAGATATTGCTAAAAAAGCAAGAGAGCTGGAGAAGTTCAAACATATAAATGCGAGCAACTCAAACAATGAATCCACATGGAAAAATACAGACATGGGAAGATGGAATCTTAAACAATGGCAAGAATATGTATTGAAAACTCAGCCAAAAATAAGAATCGACTATGAAGCTATGGCGAAAGCAATATCTGCCAATGCTGCAAAAAGCGAAGAGGATGCTGTAAATAAGATACTTGATAAGTATTACAAAACTCAAAGAGATAGGGCAAACAAAATCAAGGATCTAAAAAACGATATAGAGTTTTTGGAAAAGCAATTAAAGACAGCGGAAGGCGAACGTAAGATAGAAATCCAAAAATCCTTAGATGATGCCAGACGGCAGCTTTCAGACACAGAGAGCTACAGGCAGGAATGGAATGATTATCTATCCTCCTATGGCACATTCTTGGAAAAGCGGAAGGCACTGGAAGATAAGTTTGCGATGGAATCTTCTGGCCTTGACCAAAAATCTCCTGTCTACAAGAAAAACAAAAAAGAATACGAAAAATCGTTGCAGGAGCTGACTTTCGACCAGATGAAGAAAAATCTTGACTGGGAGGCCGTCTTTGGCGACCTTTCAAAGATGACGAAAACAATGCTGGATGATTTGGAGACTAAATTGCAATCCATCATCAAAAACGGAAAAAATCTTAGCGTTGAAAGCATTAAGGAGATAACAGAGAAATTAAAAGAAGTTCAGTCGGCAAGGTCGCAATATGATACCTTTGGAGCATCATTAAGAAAACTTTCAGATGCAAGGGTTACCAAATATGCAAGGCAAGCAACGTTAGAAGGCTTCACCGTTAACGGAAAGAATATCTATAAGGCTTACCAAGAGGCAGTTGCCAAAGGTGATGTCAAGCAACAGGAGGAATTAAAAGAGCAAAAAAACTCTTACAACAAATCCTTCGGTGATGCTTTAAAAGAAGCAACTGAATCAACTAAGGAATACATTAAGGCACAATATGCGGCAGCAGAGGCGCAGGCTCGTGTTTCTGCAACCATCAGTGGTGTTGCGAAAGCATTCAAGAGCGTTAAAAATATGCTTGGTGCATTCGGTGTGAAATATTCAGATTCATTCAATGAAGGATTTGAAGAGTTTACAAAGGGCCTATCAGAATTTGCCGAATCATTCAAAGATATTGATATTACAAATTTGAGTGATATTCTCAGCCTCACGAATCCAATCAATGATGTTGCATTGGCCGTCAGTGCTGTTGCTGGCACAATCACTGGAGTTGCACATACATTTGAAGGTATTGGGAAGATGCTTGGCTTTGGCGCGGATTATTCAAGCTATAATAAATTAAAGGCAGAATACCAAAAAATATCATCCATTTGGGATGAGCTGATTAGCAAGAAGACAGAGTACATTAATTTGTCGTATGGGATGGAAGCGAAAAACGCCTATGACGATGTTATGTCAATAGTTAAGGCTGACGAGCAGGCTTTGCGCAATCTTATTAAGGTGCGCGGAGAGAGCGGCGCAAGTGCAGGAAGCCACTCTATCAATTACAGACAAAATTCTTGGATGACGCAGGATAATTGGACGAATGTATCAAGGGCCGTTGGCAAAACGATTAGCTCAGTTCAAGATTTGCAGAGCCTTACTGCCGAAGAGTTGGAAAAGGTGAAGATGTCAGATGCAGATTTTTGGTCAAAATTAGATACTGAGACACGCGACTATTACAACAAGATTATCAGTCTTGGAGATACCGCAGAAGACACTCTTGACAAATTGCAACAGCAATTAACCGCCACATCATTTGACAGCGTTTACAATGACTTCACCAAGCTAATTTCCAATATGGATAGCAGTACAAGAGATTTTGCTGATAACTTCACCAGCTATCTCAAAAATGCCGTGATTCAAACCAAACTTGGCGAGAAGTACAAAGATATGCTTGAAGAATGGTACGATGAATTTGCCAAATCCAATGAAGACGGAAACATTTCTGTTGGTGAGGTGAGCAAATTGCAAGAAAGCTATATGCAGATTGTTGAGAAAGCTCGTAATGAAGCGAAGAATCTTCAAGACATCTATGGGTGGAGCAAGAGTGGTTCTTCGAGTGGAAGCCAAACAACATCATTCACAGCTATGTCAGCAGACAAAGGCGATGAATTGAACGGTAGGTTTGCAGCAATTCAAATTTCAAATCAAAGCATTTTGGATAATCTAAAGACGCATTTTGCGCAAGCAGAGACATCCACCGCAGAGATTCTTGAAATACAACGAACCTCAGCAAGTCATTTGGCAACGATAGCCAAAAACACGAACGAGTTATACCAAATGAACGAACGACTAAACCAAATCGAAAGAAATACAAGGAGGCTTTAAAGATGGCAGCAAAGATTAATGGAGAAGATATTTTTAAGACTTATGGCGCTTTGTTGAAGAAAGGCGCATACAAGGAGCTAATATCATCGCCAAAAACAAAGGCCGTGATTGAAAACAAATCACGGTTGAAAGATGGCGTTGATGTTACCGTATTGACATTTGGAAGTCGAAGGCGCGTGGAAGACAGAGAGGTTAATTTGTCATTTGTATTTAAATCCTCATCTTATGAAAAGACTGTATCTAATTATAAGCAATTCAATACAATAATATCAAGAGATTTGATTAAATTTGCAATTGAGGCACTTGGCAAAACTTTCTGTCTTCTGTTTGTAGAGCAAACATCGCTGGAGGTGTACCCAAGTAGCAATATTATTGTAGCTGGGTATAAGTTTAAAGAGCCGAATCCAGGCAACCAAGAAAATGAATAAGATGTTGGAAAATGTGACGATATACAGGAAAGGGGTAAGCGGCGAAGAAGTCGTTTACCCCAATTTGCCTATATATGAAGGAGGAGTAAGGCGCTGGCAGCTACAAGGGGATGATTATATTACATTCAAAATCAAGTTGCCCAACGCGATACCATTTCAGATAGGCGATTATTTCACAGACGAGCAAGGACAATGGGGCGAGCCACAAAGATATTACATCACCTCTCCCGTCTTTCCTTCATATTCAAGTAGTAACGGAGCATGGGAATACGAATTGAAATTTGAAGCCGAGTATAAATTGTGGGGAAACAAAGTTCTGCGGTTCATTGCTTCACACGCTGAGGGCGAGTTTTCCTTGACTGATACAATTGACCATCATTTAGATTTGGTGCTGGCGACATTGAAGCACCTTGGTTTGAATATCTGTAATGGCAACGGAAAAGAATACGAATACATCATACATTATGATGGCAGCAGCCTTTTCCCAAGGAGCGGAGCAGTAGAGAAATCCGTTAAACTCATTCAATATTCAAACACTAACATTCTGCAAGCCCTTGACAAAATTGCTGAGGAATGGGAATGTGAGTGGTGGATGGAAGGAAATATTATCCACCTTGGGTATTGTGAGAAAGATGAAGAATCTTTTATTGACGCTTCATTAGATGATAATGTTGTAAGTTGGAGTGTTGACCAAAGCAAAGGCAGCTATATTACAAGAGTTTTCCCGTTTGGCTCAACGAAGAACATACCAGAAAACTACAGAAAAAAGTTAGATTTTAAGATTACAGATGTCGCTATTTATGACGATAATAATAGCGGAAATCCATACATCGCTATAAAAGATTCTTCACATAAATTATCCGAGAGCTATTTTTCATCTGCCCTTATAGACGCTGGCGCTGATAGTTACTCGTTTGAGATTTCGAGCAAAGTAGATAATACATCAACCGAATCATCGCCAAAAAGATTCTCTAAGCTCCTTGAAACAAGAAACCTTGAAGCATACAAGAAGATTGATGTTAGTTCATGGCAGGTGACAATAAAGGCGAAAGATACTCAAACAGGGCAACAACAATCAATAGGCAGCAATGTTCTCCATTACAAATTGTATGTTGTTACAGGAATAACGACAAGCGGCTCAAAAGAAGAGATAACCTACATCATCAAGCAAGGCAGTGTTCCAGATAACGGAGTTCTCACGTTTAACGAAACGACAGATTATCAACTGCAAGGTTCACGTGTTGCAGAATTGCGTTTTGAAGCGTATGGAGGCATCAGCAATCATGAGTACTATATCTTATCACAAGGGTTGGTCAAAACCTCCTACAAAGCTCCTGTGACAGACTGGACGAGCAAGCAGCATCCAAGGGTGACAATTAATGTGCCTGGCAACACAACAACAAATGATGTTTACATTAATCCTTCAATAGGTGGGAGCGCTGTTGAAGATAAGCAAATCTTCAAAATGTCAGAAGGCTGGTTTGTTATACGTCCAAAGACAAAAGCAGACGGAACAGCAAGATACGGTTCGACTGAGGCAGAGGTCAAAGCGAATTTGCTTAACAGAGCGTTTGTGTTGATAGGCTTGCTTGAATACAAACTGCCTATTGCGTGGTTTTTGAATGAATATAAGGAAGACACGCCGACGACAGCAAATGGAATGGAAATGCTCAACAATATCACCGACAAACGTTTAATGTTGCCAAACGGACTGAATTGCGTTGAGGTGAGCGGCCTAAATGAGTTGCAGCACATTGAAGAAATAAAAATCTTTGATGATATATTCCCTAACGAAGAGCTTCATATCTCAGCCATCGAGACGAGAGATAGATACGATATAGAAGAGCATTCAGACGGAGAGAAAATAGAAAAGCACTGGAAGCAATTTCGCGTTCAACTGAGCGATGAACAAGGGCGTGTCTTTTACTTTTGTGATGATTATTTGGCCAAGGATGGCTCAACTCTGACTATTTCCTTTTTGACGGATAACGAAAACACAAGCAGCACCAGCAAGCTGGCAGGAATGGATTTTGAAGTAAGATTCAACCCCGATGGTTATTCTATGAATGACAGCAAGAGCCAGTGGTTTGAAATCGTAAGAAACACGACATACGGCAGTGATTTCCCGAACGAAACGCTATGCCCAAAGGTAGGAGATTCCGTTTTGTTGTATGGAATTGACCTAAGAGCTATGGCAGCAACAGGCGTTGTCGAGGCGGCAGAAAAGAAGCTAAAAGCCAAAGCGGAGGAATACCTAAAAAAGGCAAGGATTGACGACAGGACTTACACCATAAATCTTGCTTCAAATTTCGCTTTTGAGAATATGGCCAACTTAATGAAGAAAGGGGAAAGGGTCAGTATAAAAGATCCAGCCATAACAGGCTCTGAAATGACAAATTGCACGCTGATTGATGCAGATGGAAATACATTAACAGACAAAGGAGGCAAGATACTTGTCTCGTTGGATTTTACCGAGGTTGCAAAAAGTGCAAGAGAGAGTAGAATTATAGGTTTTGAGCTAAAAAGTGATATTCCATACGACACGCCGCAGATAATGTGCGGAGTAAGCGGAATTTATTCGCGATTGGCAGACATAGAACATAAACTAAGAAAGGAGAATAAAAATGGCAGAAGCTAAAATAAACTACACCGCAGAAGACATAAACAAGCTATTAGCGTACATCCCAAACAAAGCAACGCAATCAGCACTCACGGAGACCCAAAAACTCCTGCACGAGCAAATTAGAGGCATTAGCGCTGATTCTGATGCCTACTATGACCCATTTATTAAGATTGCAGACTACAATAGCGAGAGCGAGGCCGTTGCTGGTTTAAATGTTCTTGATTACACCAACACGAAATACTTAGGGCATTTCAAATTGACCGTCAACGGACGATTGATAACAGGAACAAACTACCCTATGTGGATGGCGAAAGGCGTTGTCTTACAGGTTATCCGAGGAGGCATAATCAAAGCATCAACGGCAGCAGGGTTTGCCAATTCATCAACAATTTATTCTGAGGCATACAGGTCAAGGAATGAAAATGGCGTTTGGTCTTCATGGACTTTTATGCAGATGCCGCAAAAGGCAGTTCTTAATCTTGGATCTGACTACGAGACGCTTAAAACAACGCCAGAATCGAGCGAACTCAGAGATGTTGATAATTACCTTAACAGATTACGTTTAATTCTCAAAACGCTTGTTGACAAGTTAGAAGCAGCAGGCATAATTTCAAAGTGATATGAAAGATTTATTGCAGCCATCTTTAGGCACAGATTTAAAAATGAACATTCATATTGATGCCTGTGGAGCGTACTCTATGGATGACTATGATTTTAAGGTTGATTTTTTCGTTTATTCCAATCGCTCCTTGACTATTAAGAAGAAAGAAATGATACGTATTGATTCAGGCAATTATGTCGCCTCATTCAACAGCTATGAACTTGGCGTTGGCCCGTTGCAATGCCGTATCACCGCGGAGATTCCAGATGACGACTGCGATGACGGATTTAGGAAGGAGATTGTTACACTAACGACAGATGTAGTTATATGCAAATAAATTATGGCTTGTATCAATGTTAAGGTAAGACGCGCGACAGACCCACCTTTGGTAGAGGTTGTAAGGCTGGATGGTTTAAATTGCGTTTCAATCAGACCAATTTGCAAGGTTCCTACAGAAAAGCCACAAAGACCGCCAAAAGGTTATCTGTATCTCAGAACGTCAGAAAAGAAAATCATAAGAACAAACGACAAAAAACCAATACTTATAAAAGCTATGTCAGAAAACGATTCACAATATTACGATTTACCTTGGACGGGCGAGCAAGTAAAAGAAATGCTGTCTGGATTAATCGTTGACGAAAATAAGGAGCAAGACAGCAAAGACTAATGAGCCAGGAAGAGAATATCACCAAGTTATTATTGAAGGCAGATGATAAGTTGAGAAGGCAATATGAAACGCTTGTTCGTGAACTTATCGCCGCAACTGGGGAAGCGCCAAAAAACGTTTCCTCTGATGAGTTATTCTCTATTGCGAAGCATTGCCCAAGAGCAGCAAAAGAAAAAATTGACAGGTTGCTAAATGAGTATTGCGCTAAAATGACCGCCACAATTCAAGCTGGAATCACGCAGGCTATTTTGTTATCATCGAATACTTCACAGATGGCATTTAGTGGAATGACACGTTTCGATGAAGATGATGTGAAATCTTGGCGTACAACGACAGCCGAAGCCTTCCGTGAGCAGCGGTTACATAATATGGGTGGGCTTGACCTATCCACCAAAGTTTGGAATTACACTCGGCAAACTAAGGCAGAGTTTGAATTGGCGATGTCGCAGTCTATCGAGGATGCTCTAAAGAACGGAAATTCTGCTGAGCAGTTAGGCCGTGCCGTTCGTGACAAGCTAAACAACCCAAACATGATGTATCGCCGTTATCATCTTAAAAAGCTAATGAGCGATGGTACGAAGAAAGATGTCGTTGAATGGCGCAGGAGGGTAATAGGTCAAGATGGAAAGGTGAGGTTTGTCAAGGAAGATTTGGAAAAGGTGGGTCGCGGCGTATATCGCTCAGCACGTCAAAATGGTTTGCGCCTTGCGATGACAGAAATAAACATGGCCTACAATTACGCGAATTGTAAGCGTTGGAGCGAAGAACCATTTGTTCTTGGCATTCGTATTCGTTTATCGAAGAACCATCCGCTGACAGATATATGTGACGAGCTTCAAGGCGATTACCCTTCTGATTTCGTTTTCACTGGATGGCATCCGCGCTGCCGTTGTTCTATGTCATCTATATTGATGGATAGGGACAGTGAAGAGTGGAAAAAACTACGCGCGATGTCGGATGCTGAATACAACAGGTATGTTTCACCAAACCGCGTGAAAGATTATCCGAAAGCATTCAAGGACTGGTGTAAGTCTAACAAAGAAAAACTTTTTGATGCAGCCAAACGTAATAAGCTGCCTTATTTTGTTCGTGAAAACAGGGCGCAAGTTGAAAGGTTTTCAGGCATGCGCTTGGTGAAAATTCCGCTCAACAGATAGACTTATGCTGTAGTCTCCACTATTTCCTGTTGAATTTTTAAGAGAAATGCGACACACCAGCCAATCCGCCAGCGTGCCGCATTCTCTTTGCTTACCCGACTAACGTCTTGTGTTTAACTTGCTCCCATTGAAGCGAGCCAAGCGATTCAATCAATTTGCCGAAGTGGTAATCAAAATTGAAGTTATCCATCATGTGTTCAACTTCCTCCTCGGGGTAAGTCTTACTGAGAATCTGATAAACGTTTTCTCTTACGAGAGCCATTTGGTTAAGACACTGGGCGAAATCGTTTGTGTTGAAATCGATAACTCCGTTCATAATCTCGTTTGCTTTCTTGTTGTTAAATTCAGCCATTGTTGTGAAATTTTATGTGGTTTAATTAATAAGATGGATTTGTTTATTTTGAGCAAAAGCCTCATTTTTAGTCCATTTACTTATTACTTGCCCATTCCTCAAAGGCATTATAGTAGCCTTTTCTGATGAACAGCATATCGCCGCTACCATCGCCCCACCAATCATTACAATGTGAAATGTATCTGCCTATCTGATTGTGATTTGCTGGGCATAACTTCTTATACATAGAACGGAACATGGAAGATACCTTTCTTCCGCTGAAATGCCCAGCTCTCTTAGCGTCATTGGTGCAGTAACCATACATTGTAACAGTTTCCACTTTCTCGTTATCATCAAGAAACTCCCAATCGCTATCGCCCCATGCTCCGTAATTGATGGTATCTTTGAGTAGCTGCTGCTCGTCTGATGTCAGAACCGACACTATTTCCTGTATTTGATTTATTGTTGCTTCCATAATTCAATATTGTTTTGTTTGCCCCGTTGGTTAGACGGGGCGTTACCTTTATGCGATTTCCAAATAATTCAATCCAAATGTTTCAGAGCATTCAACGAATTTGCCGAATCGGTCTTTATTTATTGCAATAGCCTTAAACCACTGCTTCACTTGGTAAGTTCCACATTTGAGCATATCTGCCAACTTCCAAGTTGTTTTGTCAAATGCCATTCGCAAATCGTTCTCTTTTTGCGCCTTTGCACCAAAGTAAACCAACAAGGCTTTAACAGCATTCGCCTTTGCATCAATACTTGTGCCGTATAGCAATACTTCTTGAATATCCATGCAGATTTCTGATTTCTCGCTATTGATAGAATCTGATAAATTCTTCAAGAACCAATTCTCATCTTCTGAAAGATTGAACATCTTCGTGATTGCCTTAATATCTTTTGCGTAAACTGACTTCATAATTCTCATTTTTAGGTGGTTAGTTGTTAATTCCCTTTCTTTTATATTGCAAAGATACATATAATTTTTATATATACCAAATGTTTACGCTAATATTTTAGATGGAGGTACAATTATTTTTCACCTGCTCCATATTCACGCAGCGCGAAAATACACATGAATACATAGTTTTTTTGACTACTCAAAAATTTTATTGGCGTAACTCGCTGATAATCAAGGGGTGTTTTATGCAAGTGCATTGCATTTGCATTGCATTTGCATTGCAAGTGCATATTTCTTTGCCATAAATCTCTGATTTTCAGACATTTAGAAACTACCAAAAAAATCTCGAAAATTCCTTGGATTTTTTGGTCTGCCTCACTATATTACAATATATAATTTATTAATCCAAGTAATATTCACAGGTTCATATTACTTGCCTTAATAAACCATATATTGTAATATTAGTGAGGCAGACCAAAAAATCACCACTATACATATAGCAGATGCTCGAAATTTTTCAAATTTCTCGCCGAATATCCAGGGGGAAGGGATTCGTGTTTTTGAGTTGAATTTTAAAAGGGTGTTTATTGGATTGATATTTTTAATCGTTTCATTTTGTTGTGTTGAATAATTCGATTAATTTTGTGGATGTAATTAAACAAAATGAGACATGAAGAAAAAGTTAATCCAAGTTTTGAAAACCTTGTACGCGAGCAAGGGTTTTAAGGCAAACGAACTTGAAGAGCTTGCTGACATTTTGTCAAGCAGCCTTAAAGAAGATTCAACGGATGAAGAAATCAGTAACGTAGCAAACGGTGCTGCATCATACGTTAATATGCTTCAAAAGGTCGGTAATAGATATGCAAGCGCCATCGAAGAAAAGTACAAGGGTTATGTGAAGCCGAACGTGACAAAAGACAAAACAGAACCAATTGAAGAAAATACTTTGACCAAAGAGGCGATTGCTAAACTTATTTCCGAAGGTATCGAAGAGGCCATCAAACCAATCCAACAGCAACGTGAATCTGAGCGTTTATCGCAAGTTCTTTCAAGCAACGAGAAAACGAAAGGTATTCCTGCAAAGTTTATTTCGCGTTACAAGTTGGAGAAAGAAGAAGACCTCGATAATGTTGCCTCACAGATTGCGCAGGATTATGCAGACGAACGTAAGGCTATCCTTGAATCCCTTGGAATTGCTGAGCCTCCAACTTCTGGCGGTGATGCTGATTCCGATGAAGGATTTGTAAAACTCATGCAGGGAGCGCAAAAGGCACTTGAAAAAAAAGAAAAATAAGAAAGTTATGTACTACAAGAAGAAATTTCCGACAGACATCAAAGAAGGTGCTTGGGATGAGAAGAGCTGCGTGCGGCGTATTGCTGGTTTCACGATTGATGAAACCAATCTGCCGTCAACGTTGAAATGGTTGCCAAAGGGAACGCCATTGGTGTTGCTTACTAACGGCATGGTGAGTGTATGCAAAACGGCAAAGGTGTATGAAAAAGCAGCACAAGCCGCTACAACGCTTAAAGTAAACAAAGGTTCATTGTTCATGGTCGGTGACAAGATTGCTGGCTCTACAATCTCCAAGGTTGATGAATCGTCAAGCGATTTTACGAAGCTGACGATTTCTGTACTTGAAAATGAAGTGGAAGCTAACGCCGTAGTTGACGATGGCAACGCAAGCAAGGTTATCGGCTTGAATTATGCCACCGTTGAACTGGACGGTCAACAGAGCTGCACGCCTACATTGCAAGCGTATGAGATTGACGAAGATTCTTTGCCTTATCCTATTAACGAGGCGATTAAGGAGGCTTTGACCGTTACACATAAGTATTTGATTAAACCTTAATTAAACAATAGAGATGGATAGTCTGATTAAAGAGCTGGAAAAGCCTAAGAGATTTGATGTGTTTGTGCAGGAGCAGATGAAGAACTCCACGTACAAACCACTTTGGAAAGATGAGATTGTCACAATTGACTACGAGGCTTCACGCACGTATCGTGCCGCGATTGCGGAGTATAGTGCAGCGATGGTCGGTAGTGTAATTGACAAAAACGGCGAAAAGCCAACGCATACCATGCCAAGTGCAAATGAGCTTGTTGGCTCAATTTCGCACATGGGTGACGAATGGCAGATGGATAATGACCGATTAGACCAGTATTACTACATGGAAGGCCGTTTGCGCAATAAATACGGAAATGACACTCCTGCGATGTATGCTTCTAATGATTACGCCAAACTTGTGAAGTATTTGTTTGACCCGTTTGAAAAAGCAGTTATCGCGCCTCAGAAACGAATCGACTTGCTTTACTATGAAGGTTTGTTCAGCGGCACGCAGACCGTAGATGCCAAGAACAATAAGAAGTCAAATGTCACTTACAAGATTGATTTGGGCGTGAAGAAATATCATCCTACCGCCAAATGGGGTGAGGAGGCTTCAACGCCGATTTCTGATATTCAGCGTATTGTAGACGAGTTATCTGCCAAGGGTAAGACGGTTGTTAAAATGCGTATGAGTACACGCACTTTCCGTAAGATGTGCAAGAGTAAGGAGTTTGCAGACACGTTTAAACTGAAACTTGGCAAGGTAGACATCAGTCCTGCAAAAATCACGTTCAACGAAGCAAACTTGTATCTGGAGAGCCTTTTGCTGCCGACAATCACAATCGAGCCTGACCGTTTTGTGAAATTGCAGGATGGAAGCACGATTAACATGACCGTTGATGACCGTGTTGTATTCCAATGCGTTCAGAATGTCGCCGTATTGAAAGTGTCTGACCCTCTTGAAATGATTGACCCACTGCCTAACAAGACATATAGCCAGTATGACGATGCACTTGTAGGCTTTTGGCGAAACGAAAAAGGACGATTCATTGACTATGAGATGTGGGCAACGCCTGTTTTCTATGGTCTTGATGATTTCTTTATTATGGAAACTGATAAAACAGCATAAAAAATGAATATTATTGAGGCTATTGCAACGGAGATAGAACCATACGAGCAATCTATGGCGTCTATGGAAAAGGGACTGATAGACGCTGGATTTCGTTTTACGCCATACGCGCCGACAGATGAATACAACAGCGAGGCGAGGAAGACCGTTGCTTTAGCCTCAATGTTGTGTTTATCGAAAATGCTTTCATTATCTTCTGAGAGTGCTGGAGGCTTTTCGCAAAGCTATGATACCAAGCTGCTGAAGGAGAGAATTAAATCTATCGCTGAAAGAGCTGGAATTTCGCCAGACTTAGTCTTGAAAGAGAATGACAATAATATCTATTGCATACATATATGATTAAGAATGCAACAATATCCTTACAGACGGTAGTCAAGCAGGAGGATGAAGACTTGAATATTATAGAAAAGATATGCTGGTCGAAGAGCGTAGGATGCACGGTTGCGCCAAATTCTAAGGCCAATCAAATAACGCTCAATGATGGTTATAAATATAACACATCATACGATATTCTCCTTAATGACGTGAGATGTTTCGGCAGGATTCCGAAGGTTGGCGATTATGTTAGGGTCGTAAAGAATGATTCAACATTGGATGCCAAAAGACAGATTCTTGGAGTAACGACAAAAGGGCATTGGCTGAAATTATGGATATAGCAATAGAAGGGTTTGAGAATGTTTTAAAAAAGGCTGGAGCGAAGAAACAGAACAATTCAGCAAATAGAGGCAACGCAATACTTCGAGAGTTGACCATCATAGCAGAAGAGGCGTGCAATATTGCACGTGATGCGTATCCAGACCGCATGAGTGGCGGTTACGATGACCACACGCGGAATTTACGCGGTAGCATATGTGCTACAATCTATTGCGGTGGTAGCGAGGTGAAAAGATGTGGCTTTGATGGTTTGGGAAGTGCAGAAGGCGAGGCGAATGCAGAAATTGCAGCTAATTCGCTGGATGCCGACCAAACAGCGCTTTGGGAAATCAAAGTGAGTGCAGGAATGTATTATGCAAGATATCTTGAAGCAAAAGGCCACAAGGTTATCTCTCATGTACAGGGATGGTTGACAGAGCAATTGAATAAACTTGCACAAGACATTAAGGATGGAAAAATATAAGAACTCAATAGACGTAGTTACATCGCTTTGCAGATATTTGAAGCAGCAAAGTGATTTTAAAGTATTTGCATACGAGAAGGATGAAAACTATCGAGGTGATTATATTGCTGTCAATAGTCTGTCAGTCAATTACGGAAAATGGGCTGACAGCAATTTGATAAATCTTAATATCCACGCGCAGGACAATTCGTCTGGAAGTCTTAATAAAGAAAGTCTTTCACGGATGTATGAAAATGTCTGCAATCTTATCCCTTATACTAACGAGATGACTGAAACCGAAGACCAACCATTGATGATTGATGGTATTGCTTATTCTATCAGTTCAGACAGCAACGTGATGAAGGATAACGATGAAACACATTTTATCAATTTAAGAATTAAAGTTCAATTTTAAAAAAGAAAATAATTATGGCAAAAACTTCACCCTATGGAATCGTAAGCGTTAAATTGCTTGATGTAGAGAAAGATGGCTCTTTCCCAATTGATTCAAAATGGGAAACAGCTTTTGAGTTCAGTGCAATTGTGAAGGATAGTTTTTCTTTCAACGATAGCGCAGCTTCAACCAATAACATTGAAGTTGAGGACATGGACGAATATTACGCAACGCTTGAAAGTGATAAGGGACAAAAAGGCTTCACCTTGGATGTCTATGATTTTGGCGAGAAGATTGCCAAAGAATTGCTTGGGTACACAAAGGTAGGCGATTATATCACAGAGAACGTTGGTTTTAAACTTGGAAATAAGGCCGTCCGTGTTCAGACAAAGAAATTTTCAGATTTCCCAGCAAAGGTTTTCGAGTGGGCGAATATGAAGCTCAATGTAACTATGGCAGGAACAATGGGTAAGAGCGGCTTTCCTAACATCCATGTAGAATTTGTAAAACAGGCTCACCTTAATGCAGAAGGCAAGGAAATGCCTGGCGCAAGATGGAAAGATTTGGCCGATGAATAAGAAAACTCATGAGTTAAAAACAAAATAAAAAACATGGCAAAATTTATCAAATTCAGAGAAAAAACCTCTGTGGCGGCTTCAAAGGCTGACACAAAAGGCGCAGAAGGCCGCATTGACGTGGTCAAGAGCGAAAATGCGCTCGTGTATGAAGCCTCTGCCGTTATCCGTGGAATCTCGGACACGCAGGCAGAGTATGTGAACCGTAAGGTTAAGGAGGAAAATGACGCTAAGGCGAAGATTTCGTTTAGTGTTTCACCTTCCGCGACTTTCGTTAAAGGTACACCAACGGAATTCACGTTGACCGTTACTTGTACGTTTGCAGGTAAGAATGTTGACGCTGATGCACTGCCAACGATGACAGCTGGTGGTGATTCCGTCACCGTTACGAAGAAGTCTACTGGCGTTTATACTGGCACGGTGAATGCAAGTTCGACAACCCTCTTTGGCGTACACGCTACCGTTAAGGGCGTTAATAGAACTGCTACACAGACGGTTTCTGCTTACAATCAGATTCTGTTTGGTGTCAGCTCTTACGAAACAGCACCTGTCAGCGATCCGTCTGAGATGGACAAGTTCCTTACTCATGTCAACGGCAAGAAATTGCAGAGCAATTCAAACGGCACGTATAAATTCTCCTTCACGGCAGAAAAGCCTTACGGTTATGTTCTGATTCCGTCTGATGTTACCGTTTCGCCTAACTTGGCAAACAACCTCGCAGGTCGTGAAGGCCCGTTGCCAGTCAACTTTGTAAAGCAGGCTGACTGGACAGGTTCAGGTACCACTTACAAGGTGTATCGCATGGCATCAAAGATGGGCGTGAGCGTACATAATGTTGAACTTTATTAATCTAAAGAGAAATGGCAAAAAAATACGGAGTAGCATCCGATTATATCAAATACACATCTCGTATCAAATCAGATACGAGTGACGGCGTTGCAGTTGAAGCCTCACAGGTTGTTGACCTTGAAGAGGATAAATTGCAGAGCGACATCAACAAAGAGTTGAAGGCATCTATCGCCTCTGCAAGCGGCAACACTTACTCAAAGAGCGAAATTGACGGCAAGGATACTGCCACGCTGACCTCAGCGAAAAGCTATGCTGACACCAAGAAGACGGAGGCCGTCAGTGCTGCCGCCACAGATGCAGCCACGAAGGCTAACGCTGCCCTTGCTTCTGCCAAGAGCTACGCGGACGAGAAGTTTTCTGCCCTTGGAAGTGTCTACACAACTAAGGGTTCATGTACTGCCGCTCAGTTGAAGGCTCTCACTTCTGCAAAGGCTGGCGATGTGTGGAATATCACCGATGCCGTGACCATTGACGGCAAGGCTTATCCTGCTGGCGTGAACGTGGTATGTGTTACTGCTTTCAGTGCTGCCATTGACCCTGCTGCCACAAAGAACTGGGACGCTTTGCAGGGTTTGCAGGATTTGACGGGCTATGCCAAGAAGAGCGAAATTGAAGACGTAGCTGGAAAGATTGGAGATGTGAAGATTGAAATCGATCAAGATTTAGGCTATGCAATAAATAAAAATTCAGAACCTGATTTCGGCACTTCGGTTATCGGGAAAAACGCTAACATCGGAATTTCAGCATTAATCGGTGAAAATGCGAAGTTGGGGCGGGATGCAGTAATTCAAGAAAAAATTTCTATTGGAACTAATAATGAAAACAATAGTTTTCATATAAGTAGAGAAGGAACTTCAGCTGCAATTGGCTACAATGTATCTATAAATAAAGATGTGGTAATTGGAACCGGTGTAAGTATTGGTTCTGATATTAAATCAGGTCAAGAAGGAAGCCAACAAAATATTTTTGGTGTAACCATGGGCCCAAGTAAAAGCTTAGGTGTTGATATAAGCGGTAATTTTATTTGGGAGACAAGAAGCTTTAAGAAAACCGCCGCCACCACCGATGACCTCTCCGCCTTGGCAACCCGTGTCTCCGCCTTGGCAACCCGTGTCTCCGCTCTGGAAGACCTTTTGAAACTGGCATAGCCAAGAACTAACATTTAGACAGGGTGTACAAATGTGCATCCTGCCTAATCCTCTCATACAAGAAATATGAATAGAAAAACGTACAGATGTGCCATTGTTATCACGGCATACAATGTTGAAAGATATATTGAACAAAGCGTTGCAAGCGCCTTGAATCAGACAGAGAAGTGTGAGGTTATTGTCGTTGAAGACAAGTCAACAGACGGCACGCTTGACATCCTCAGAAGAATCAAGGGAATCACTCTCTTAGAGAATAGCGAAAATGTTGGCGCTGGTCTGTCGCGCAGACGAGGCATAGACTATGCAAGTGCAGATTATGTAATGACGCTTGATGGCGATGATTACATTGACCTTGATTTTGTCAAAAGACTGCTTGCCACAGCCGATGCCACAGGCGCGGATATTGTCAGCGGCGGCGTGAAAATCCTCAAAGAGGATGGCTCATGGGATGCAACGTCCTACGGCAATTGTGTTACGGAAGGCCGCGACAAGGTTGCCAAGTTTTGGGGCGAACGCATTGTGTTCATGAATAACAAAATCATCCGCAAAGAACTCTGCAACAAAGTCCCATATAGCGATAGGCGCTATATCGAGGACACACCGACAATTATTCCGATGATGTTCTTCGCCAACAAGGTTGCGTATGCTGACACCATCGGCTATGTCTACCGAATGCGCAGCGATTCACTGACGCACACGACCAATATCCTAAAGGACGTAGTGTTTAAGGGTCTCTGCTGGATTGATTTGTATGAGTTCTTCATGACACACGACCAAGGCATGTTTGAGGCTGTTAACGTCAAAGGATTTATCGCCAACATCATTGGTACGCTGAATAAGATTCACGTCACGCCCGAGATGGTTGCTCCATTTGAAAAGGAATGGCATGAATTTACGATGCGCCTTCTGAACGTTATCGAGATTACGAATATTAATCTTGTCGGAGGGGAGAATAAGAAGCAAGTAAAAAATTAATTATTAACTAAGTGTGGTTAAACGGCCTTCGGGCCAAACATTCTTTGGCAATGTGCAGATGTTGTCATTTCACATTGTCAGAGAATGTTGTTATTTTATAAGACTATGGCAACAGTAGATTGGAAAAAGCTTGAAGGTCGCATTTTTAGGTTTGACGTTAATACCTCGACAGAGGATGCTTTGAAGGCTGAGAATCCTGCGATTATTCATTTCACGACAGAGGGGGACATCGTGATGAATGGGGAGAAATTTTGCAGCCCGAAGAAGAAGGATTTAAAGGTAGTGAAGTTGTGCACATCGTATGAGAATGCTAAATATGATGCAGTGCTGTCGCAAATGAATGGAGAAGAACTTCAATTTTTGGATTATCCAGAAACGGCGACAGAAGAAGTTTTCTGTAAATCATATATTATAGTCGCCTCCTTGATAAACGGAAAGCCTTTTTATTGGTTTTCAGATGCTTATAATTTAGGCGGGCCAGGCATCAGATTTGCATCAGAAAAAATTATCGGTGTAGACGAAAAGACTTTCAATGCAGGGTTTGATAGCTTGGCGAATGATATTGTATTTGTATTTGATTATGATTCAATAGAATTAAAATGTTTTACAAACGAAAATAGCTCTGACACTGGAGACCTTAATCTTGTTGGTAAGTCTTATCTGTTATCAGCATCCTTTATAACAGTGGCCAACAACGAAGCAGGAGGCATTAATTTTGATGTTGCTTTATACAATGATTTGAAACGTGTTTATAGCGATATATCACTCCTTCCACTCGTTACTGGTGGCTTAACATATACAGCATCCAAAAAAGCAACAGGTCTTGTAAAAATCGGAAAAGGCCTTACTACTCATAGTGATAATAGTGATGGAGGCGACTACATCGACGATGAAAGCGTTGGTCTACTAGAACTACTTCCTGCCAAAGCCGATATTCTTGGCGGCGTAAAGAAAGCCAACCTCTATTTGCAAAGTGAGTACGAATTCTTGAAGGCCGTGCCAAGCGTCACAACTCTTGACGAGGCGAAGTTTGCCATCAACCATCTACGCATTATCTGCAAAACACTCGTAGATAAACTGGAAGAGGCAGGAACGTTGAATAAATAATATTGAAGACATGATTAAAATTTCAACACATAACAGCTTTACAGGAGAGAAAGGTGACGGTCTTTTATCGTTCCTTGTCTCCGCGTTTTCAAAATGCCAGTCAAAAACCTTGGTGCAACAGCACAGATGCGGCTGCCGTCTGTTTGACCTTCGCGTGAAATGGGACAAGGGCAGAGGAAGATTCGTTGCCGCACATGGGCTTTGGAAAGCTAAGAAATCCCTGCTAAAGCTCATGGCAGAACTTAACGGCATTGCAGCATCCTCTCCAGTCAAGACGATATATCTGCTTACCTATGAAGGAGAATGCGAAGAAGGCACGGAGGTTTACGAAAATTTCCGAAAACTTGCCGAATGCCTCAAAGGATTCAGTAACATTCAATGCGTGCAGCTAAGCGTTAAGAAGCCCGATTGGCGCGTATTGTGGTCAAGTCCTAATATGCCGTATTACACTGCCGCCTATGATGTCTTGGCAAAGAACAATTGGAAGACACTGCTTCCGATTCCTTGGATGTGGGCGAAGTTCAGACGAAAGGCAGAGTTCAGTGACGCCTATTACAGAATGGTTGATTTTCTTTAGGAGGGCTGAGATGGAATCGTCATTTATCTTAAATCCGTTGGTTGCCTTGGCAGGCATCGGAGCGTATTACACCATTCCGACAGAGATAGAAGAAACGTTTTACGGTCTGAGGTGGATGGTATTGTTTATTATCTTCATGATAATTGCAGACTTTTATTTGGGTCTGACTGAGAGTGTGAAGGTTAAAAAGGAATCGTTCAGATATAGCAGAGCAGGGCGAAGAACCGTTTGCAAGTTCATAGAGTACATGATTTACATCATGACGGGTGCGCTGCTTGGCAAATCTTTCCTTGAACCTATAGGTATAGGCACATACGAGGAGGGCGGTGCGTTAGGCTCTGTATTTGCTGCCATATTTGAACTGGATAGCATTAAAGGCCACGTGTGTGCCATACATAATGTAAAGTTTAATTTCTCTTTCAAACGCTTTATTGTCGCTATGCTGAAAAAGAAGGATAAGGATGCAGGCGAGGCGTTTGAGGAGGCGACGAAGGAGGAGAAGTAAGATGGCAAATTACAAACAAATAATTCCCTTCATTTTATCATGGGAGGGCGGTTTTTGCAACCGAAAGAGCGACAGAGGAGGCGCTACAAACAAGGGCGTGACGATAAACACGTGGCGAGGTTATTGCGCTAAAAAGGGCAAGCCTGCAACGATTGAAACCTTAAAAGCGATGACTACCAGCGAATGGGAGGAAATTTTCAAAACCATGTACTGGGATGCGCTCAAATTGGACAATGTGACAGACCAGAATGTTGCTAACATCATGGTTGATTGGGCATGGGCAAGCGGCGTTGGAACGGCGGCGCGACAATTACAGAAGCTCGTAGGCGTGAAGGTTGACGGCATCATCGGCAACAAGACATTGGCTGCCGTCAACAGCACAAGCGGCTTGCCGTTGTTTGGACGTATCAAGCAAATGCGCCTATTGTTCGTCAAGAGTATTGTCAAGAACGACAAGAGCCAGCAGGAAAACCTTAGAGGCTGGGAGCGTAGAATTAATTCAATTATGTACGACAATCTTATTTTGAACAAATGATTAAGTGGTTTTATAAGATATGCAGCAAGGTGGCAGGCTTCGCTGCCTCGCTTGGCATTGATGGTCTTACACATATTATCGTAATGATCATTATCTCCAAGATGGCACTTATCTTTCTGCCAGTATGGGTGATAGTGGCGGTTATGCTGCTTGTTGCCGTTTCTAAAGAATTGCTCGACAGGTTCACAGGGCAGGGAACATCAGAGTGGAAGGATTTCTTCTGTGATGTTGCAGGCATTTTAATAGCGATGATATGAAAAAGGCATTGTTATTCTTTATTGTTCTTCTCTCTCTTGTTTCGTGTTCGCGAAAGACAACGAGCGTTGAGAAAGAGTTCACGGATTCAGTGAGGATTGAAAGATGTGACGCGCTGATACAACGGCAGATTCTTACAATTGCTGACACCGTATATCTCTCCGACACCGTCTTTGTCTCAGAGCTAAAAATGGTTACGGTTGATGCAGATGGCAAGGTTCTCCGCACCGATACGGAACGCGAAAAGAAAATCATTTCAAACCGAAACGCAAAGCACTATATCAACGCAAAGCAGGAGGAGCAGCAGACAAGCGTAAATGACAAGAAAGAGACGAGAAAGGATAAGGAGAACAAGACGGTGAAGGAGAAACCGCCGATTTTGCAGCGATTCAAAGACAGCCTTTTTCAGTTTGCCGCGGTCTTGCTGATGATAATTGGCGCGTGGTATTATTTTGTTTATTCCAAGAGGAGCAAAAAGCGAGGATAGTCCAAAAGATTATTCAACCTTTTAATTCCTCAAAAATGAAACAATTACAGATGTTATTTGACAAAGCCGTTGAAGCTACAATGAATGCAAGCGGTTTATCTTTTGAAGAGTCCACGACAAGTAGAAGCGAACGTAGTGTTAATGCACGTGTGGTTTTCGTTGATTACCTAATTGAACAAGGAATGAGTGAAGGCACTATCGCTGAGTTAAGTGGTATGAGCCAGCAAAGGGTGAACGCCTTGAAAAATTCACGCATCTACCGAATGAAAACACTTATGTGCAGAGTGTTGAAACAAAGTCTGAAAGATATTATCGGATAAGAAATGGCGTGCCTTCGGGTGCGCCTTTTTTGTTATAAATTAATTATATATAAATGTTAAATACACGCATTTTTCTAAGAAAAATCTTGATTTTTATTTGGTGCTTTCAAGATAAATAGCTATCTTGCAATATAGAAAAGAAAGAAATAGCAATAACACCTCAGCCCTCGACAACACGGTCAAGTCAATTGATATGTTAACAATGATTCAAAGTGAATTTCGCTGTACAAACTTTAATTCAGTTGACGAAGCATACAAACTTCTTATTAGCAGATTGGAAGAAGCTGGCTGTTATGTTGCAACGTCTAAACAGGAGATAAATGAATACACCTTTGCTGATGAATACAATCCAGCAGTTGAAGGTGAAACCTTAAAGGTCAATTGCGAAATAAATGATGGTGATGAAGTGATAGTATGTGAGTTCCGTATTAGAGAATACTACACCGATCCAGGTTCTTCTGACTACGCTTATGTAATTGATGTTTACAGAGATAGACATTTTGTTTTCTCGTCTCTTAAAAAATAATTGGTTAGGAATTAATTGCTGAGCTATCGGCGTGACGGGCAAATCTTATGGCAAAGTTAAATAAAGAACAATATTACCGCAGAGCCGTCAATGCAGAACAAACTAACGCTAACAACGAGGAAATCGCTATTAGTAACGGAATGCCTGAACATTGGGCCGAAATCATCTCCACATTATGTAGAGTTAGACACGAGATGCACTGCAATATAGATAAGCTCGTGAAGAGTTCTGAACTTGACGCAATAGAGATTCGTCAATCCATTGTTGAAGTCAATTCAGAACTAAGAGAAAGCGGTTATGACTATATTGATAGTCTGCCTTCTTCTGTTGGTGATTACATTGAGATTGAATCAATAGATTTCATCGAAGATACGGAAGACCTCCCCTCAGATGACGATGAAAGGGAAGAATATCTTAGCGATAAATATGATGAATTATATAAACAGTGGAGCGAAGTTAATAACAAGATAGAAAAATACTTACTATCAATTGATAAAAAATACGGTACAAAGTGGTATCCGACTGGCATACAGAGAATGTTGTAACTAAGCGAAATAAATAAAATGAAAAGGGAAATACCATTATTTCCGTTTTTCTTCACTTCGTTAAATAAATTAGCCCTCGACATCACGGTTAAGTCTGAATTATGAAATATAGTGTTTATTACAACAATAATGTGGAATCGAACAAGGTCGCAGAATTTGATTCTTTAGAAGGAGCAAAGGCGTACTGCGCCAAGAACACAGAAGGTTGCGACGAAGTTTGTGCCGAAGACAATTGTTATGAACATAATAACAACTTTTGGTATGAAGTATATGAAGGAGAGGACTGTGCTATTTATGATGAAGACGGCGAAGTTGCAGACCTCAAACAAACTGTTTACGAAACTGAACGCTTTTATTACGATTAAAGGAACAATGACAAACAAGCAATCAAGCTGGGGCGGCCGCCGCGAGAATAGCGGCCACCCAAGAACAAACAAAGTCACGATGTGGGCAAATGTAACTCCTGCATTCCTTGCCAAACTAAAGGAGAAGGCAGAAGAAGAAAATATGAAGGTCGGTGAATATCTCGAAGAACATCTTAGGTTATAATTTCCAGCAAATTAAACCCATCCGTAAGGTGCTGATTTTGAAAGCCAATCAAAACAATATGGCGCGTTTCAGAAAATTACCAGCAAATTAAATCTTTCTTAATACTTCGTTATTATAACCGAATTATAACCGAAAACAAGGCTCGTCACAGCAATTGTGGCGAGCCTTGTTTTGTTTCATGCTGTTAGCTTTTCAAATAACAAACAGATTACAATTTCCACAAAACCGAAACAAATCACAACTGCCGAATTTTGTTTTAGAAAGCAGGAAAGTCCTGCTTCATAATTTAAAAACAAATTTATTATGGAAGGAATTGAAAAAGTGATTTGTTGCGACAGGGGAAACGATGCTCTGGCCTATGCGGCGATGGCCAACAAACAAACAGACCCTATGGCAATGGCAGCGATGATGAACGGAGGCATGGGTAATCAGTGGATGAATAATCCATTTGCCTATATGATGTTTCTTGCATTGTTTGGCGGTGCAGGATTCGGAGGCTTTGGAAACAGAGGGAATGCCGTGCAGGATGCGGAAATCCAAGGTCAGATTGCCTCATTGCGCTCACAAATGGCCGACAATCACAATGCAGATTTGCTGATGTCAGCAATAAAGGGCAATAACGACGCTCTGACAACGCTGGGAGCAAATCTTAATTGTGACTTTAATCAATTGCAGCAGGCCGTTTGCTCTATCCGTTCAGCAATAGACAATGTTGCTGGGCAAGTGGGCTTCAGCGCAGAGCGTGTTATCAATGCGGCTGAGCGTGGTGATGCCAACATTATAAGTGCAATTCAGAATTGTTGCTGCAACACACAGCAGGGCATTTTGAAGATGGGTTATGAAAACCAATTGGCAATCCAAGGCCAGACAGAATCCTTGAACAGAAGTTTGAATTTCGTTAACTCGTCAATCGAACGTGGTTTTAGCGCTCTTGGTTTTCAGAATGCGCAGGACAAATGTGAGATTATTCGCGCAGGGCAAGACAATACGCAACGTATAATTGACACGCTCAACTGCCATTGGAACTCAGATTTGCAGCAGCGCTACAATGATGCACGCCTTGAACTTTCACAACAGAAGCAGAATGCAGCACTTATCGCAGCTTTGAAAACGACAACAACTTAACACAAAGATGGTAGGGAAGATAATTTCCCTACCATTGTAAATTTAAATCGCCATGTTATTCAAAGATATAAAAAGCGGCTATCCTGTTTATTTCCTTAATCGGGAATCTATCACAGCCTATCAAGGTAAGGTGGTGAGCGTCTCTGTTCCGCGATATGATATGCAGGTTGTCAACAAGGCCAATGCACCGTTAGTGGTTGATATTACTATAGATGCAAACGGGCAAACAAAAACGTACACTATCAGCGAAAACGCCACAACGACTTACGCTGGCAATATTGTCCTTTCCACTGAACGCGATGGAATTGTACGTGAAGTTGAAGCGATGAAATCACAGAAAGAGGATGCTATCGCGCAGGAGGCGAAGAATCACGAAGACCTCGAAAAGATAAATTCGTTGCTTGAAGACTGGAATCCTGCCTTAGCCGAAAAGAGAAAGCAAGACGAAAGAATTAATACGATTGAGCAGGAGGTAAGAAGCATCGGCCAGCAGCTAAAAGACTTTTTCTCTGAGTTTAAAAGCAAAACGCCATGAAATTATATATTGCTATCTCGAACAAATCAGATTCTCATTTCAATGGAGAAAGTGCAGCCGAAGCAATTAAAAGAATATTCTACACGGATAAAAACGGAGTAGAGCAAAAAGGCGCACACTGGTCAGTAAATGAAATCCTAAAAGCAACAGAGTTCCATTGATACCCTATCATTTCTAAAATAGAAATCAAAAGGTGGAAATTGATT